TCGCAAGGTATTTCATTTGCTGTTCAATCGTCATCCTTGCGCAATGGCGATGAAGCAAGACCTTCCAAGAACGGAACTTCCCCCAAATATGGAACGCGGTGAAATCCGAACCATCCCCAAGTTCTTCCGCGCAATCCATGGTTCCGATCACTTCCGAACACTGTTCCGCCATGGCAAGCGGTGGAAGATCGTACGTCTTGGTGAACCATTGGATTTGGATGTGTCCGCCGCCCTTGGTAACCGGGAACCCGTTCAACCGCGTGGACACTTTACGTTGTCCGCCTGGTCTTGCGCGGATTGCTTCAATCCATCCCCTTCCGCGCAATTCGGGAAGCAATAGTTCACCGGGTTCCGTTCTTGGATCGGCTTCACATTTTGGGCCGGTTATCCGTTCATCCGGTTCCGCTTGATATTCTTCCGGGATAAAGATCACTTCCGCGGATTCCACGCCGGATGCGGCGCGTTCAATCATCACACCACACAAATCGTTTTGGTGAATGCGTTGCGCAACTATCAGCTTCACGCCGGGTTCCACATCGCTTGGAAGGCCGGGTTGCGGGTTCATCCGGTCCGTCCAACTGTTGTCATACAGGTCGACCACCTTCTGAAGACGGCGCGCAATTTGGGAAGGGGAACCAACTTCCACTTCCTTGGCATCGATCAAATCATCCAGGTGAAGAATGTCCGCATCCCCGCCGGTGATTGAACCAAACGTGGTGGTGCAACGCCTTCCACCACCGCCTTCCAAGATGAAGTTGGTTTTCTCATTCTGATCACCGGATAGCGCAATGAGCTGTTCACGCTTCATCATGCGCGCAATGCGCTGGTAGTCTTCCGACTGAATCAAGCGCCGGGTTGCGCGTGAATCACGGCTTACGTTCTTGGGATCACTTGCCAAGGATATCCATTGCCGGGTTGGACGGTGGAGCCAATCCCAAGCACCAAGCAAGACGCCGAACAAGGTAGACTTCCCGCTACGGAAGGGAAGAACCACAACAAGCGTTCCATATCCGCGTTCCATATAGAATTGCGCGCGCTGTGAACAGTGTTCAAGATGCCAACCCCAAACCACCGGCCTTCCCGGTCTTGCGGTTTGCCAGAAATGGCGCGCAAAATGCGGGAAGGATTTGGCGCATTGAATCAGGTTCCGCGTCTTGCGTTGAACCTCCACTTCATGCGCGGTTGGATTGCCTTCATTCGGCGGCATGCATTTCTTCCCAAATGCGGGAAGCAATCCGTTCCGCCATTTCATCCGCATCCGGATTGGTGTCAATGCTTCCGGCGTGTTCAATCTGCTGGCGCCTTCCGAAGTGTTGCGGGAAGCGCCGTTCAAGAATCCATGCGCCAGCTTGCCATTGCCCGTTGTTTGCGGCTTCCCGTATCCGCGCCATAACGGCAAGCGCGGAAGCACCTTGTTCCGTTTTTACTGCATTGGAAAACTTGGCATAACGGGAATCGGGTTCCGCCTTGCCGCGCTTCATCCAATCGTAAAACGTGCACACATTGATTCCCGCATATTCCGCACATAGTTCATATGGAAGCCCTATCTTCAACGCTTCAAGGAACCGTTGTTGCGTTTCCTTAGTTAGTTTGGTCGGCCTTCCCATGATTCCCCCACTTCCGGTTTTTCCTTCAACATATCATCCGCATCCATCCAGGTGAACACGGTGATTTCCGTCCGTGGATTGGCGCCGCATCCCTTCACGGCTTGGACTTCAACAACCCGGTTGTCATTTCCCAACCAATCGCCAATTCCATCCATGGCGGATTTCATGTGGTTGTCTATGTCGGAACGGCCGACATGAAGCGGTTCCGGCGCCTTCCAAGCTTGCCGGGAGATGTGGCGCGGCTTCCTTGCCGGCCTTGGAAGGATGAACCGGAAGGAAAGCTTCACAACGCCTTCCGCGGGAAGCCGGCAAGCGGGAAGGTGAAGCGCAACCAAGCGCTCGAACCTTGCAGTTTTCTTTGGAGTGTAGACACGGGCAACGCCACCAATCCGCGTTGCCCTTGGTCTTGCCTTGGGAACCGGAACGCCCGGAACGGTGAACGTGGTGAATTCAACCCACATCAAGCAACGCCTTCAAGGCTTGAATCCGAATCCGCAAGCGTTCACGGCGCCGCGGAAGCTTCACGATCTGTTCAAGGGCTTCAAGACGCGCAAGCCGTTTCCTTGCCCTTGCTTCCCAACCTGGAAGTTGGCGATCGACAATTTCAACAACCGCGCCGGCAAGGCTAAGGATTTCACCAATCATCCAACCCCCATTGATTTGGCCTTGAACCGCCTTGCTATGATTCCTGTTCTTCACTTGGCATCCAATCCCCAAACCGCAAGCCGGCGCGCTTGGAAGCCGTTCAAGCGCACCACAACACCGGATGCGTTGCAAACTTGACGGATGCGTCTCGAAGTCACATGAAGCGCGGTTGCTAGTTCGCGTGAAGTCTTCCTTCCGCCTTGAAGGCGCGCCACAATTTCCGCTTCCAGGTTTCCACGGAACGGGTTCACATCCACCGGTTCCGGCATTGGTGGAGGATACGCAACGCCAAGCTTGGCGCATTCATCTTCCATCCAAACCGATGAACGGCAACGCTTGCAAGTCACCGCAAGCGCATCTTCCGTCATTAGGAAACCATCCGACTTCAACCGGGTTGGTTCACATACGGAAGCGCCAAACCCAAAATCCAAGTGGATCTTCACATCTTCCCCCAATCCATCAATCCAAGCATGCCCTTCACGCTTGCCGAATCCGCAAGCCGCAACACGGCGCTTGCGTCTTCACGCTTCCTTCCGCGCTGCATTGCTGCCGAGTATGCAGCGCAAAACGCCTTGCGGTTGGACGCATTGGATATCTTCATGTGTTCCGGAATCACCATGGAATCGGGCCAAATTTCCCGCCAACCACCGGACGCAAGCAAGCCGGCAAACATTGCCCGTTCACGGATTGGATTTGGATGAAGGCGGAACCCTTGCGGTTTCATGGGGTTTGCGGGAATCCGGAAGTTGGGATTGCTTGCCATGGCAATCAACGCTTCCGCGGCAAGGCTGGAAGATTGAACCGTCAACCAATGCGCAACTTCCAGCTTCACCGACTTGGACCAATTGTTTTCCCCGGCGATCTGGCGCCTTCCGCTATCCACCGCGGAATCATATCCACCGCGGAACAATCCAATCACATCATTCCAATCCACCGCGTTCCGGAACGCATCCCAACCACCGCAAGCTTCCAAGCCCTTCCACCGCGCTTGCGCTTCCGGCCTTGAATCGGCAAGCGGGAAGGTTCTTGGTTCGGAAGGATCGGTTGGAAATGTGGCGCCGTGCTTGGAACGCAAGGCGCGCAACCTTGCCCAATCCGCATGGGAAGTGTCTTCCGTTCCGCGCATGTATCCTAGCAACTGGCCGGGCTTAGGAAACCAAGCGCAATCCGCGCCGCGCAAGTGAAGCACGCAAGCACCAAGCAACATATCATCCGACACTTCCGGCATGGTAGCCAACCAAGCGGAAGCGACGGAACGCCGGGATTGGTTGCGCGGAACCAAACCAGCGGAAGCAAGCAAATCAAGCGCATCCATGATTCCGGTTTCACTGGGCATGGTTCACGACCAATTCAAGCGCAAGTTCCGCTTGCGCGGCAACGGAACGCCGTTCGATCAGTAGCATGATCAAGCCGCGCCAATCCATGATCGCATGATGAATGTTTTTGTGGTGATCTGACCAACCCAGTTCATTGGCGATCGTATCCCTTGCCATTGACAAGCCAAAACAGATCCCTTCAGCCCTGTCTTGCAACGCCAAAATTGCATTTGGCAAGCTGTCGCCGGACGCGCAAATCTTGCGTGTCTCCCCATTTGTTCCAACGTCAATGCTTAGAAAGTATGCGTTGCCCGGTGTTCCGTCTTCATATGCGGCGCGCCTTACGGTGATCATGAATTCACCAACCCAAAATGTTCCCGATTGCAAGACCTTCATTTGAACCCCCAAGTTCTTCCGTTTAATAACGGAACGCAAAACGGAACGCAACGATCCATGTTTACAATTCGCGCGCATCAATGATGGTTCCAGGTTCAACCGACACTTCACCGCGCAACCGTCGCAAGAAATTTGGCGCATCCACCGGCCTTGCGGCTTCCGTGCTTGGCGTGGAAGACTTCCTTGCCAGCCATGGCGCAAC